ATCCTGCCTCCATTGCGAGTAATAAAGTCATAATACCTAGTACGCATATTCATAGTGATTCCTACTTTATAGAACTTAGTACCATCGGTATCATTTAGTTCTATAAAGTATAAAACTCCGGGAGTTTCTTTGAGTTCGGGTTTCTTAGCAAACACAGATTCACAATACTTTCCAGGACCACTACTCGCAGTGCATAGTTTGCACCCGGAACCGTTTTTATGAAGCTCTGGCTTCTGCCAAAACTCACCGTGATCAGGGCAAAACATCTTCATCTTCACAGATATTCTAGTAAAGGTAGATTCATCGTATGAATAATAGGAACCATGAACTTGTTCAAACAGAACTTTAATGTCATCCCACTTGCCCCCGGCCTTGTCAGCTTTACATTTCGGGCATCCGTGTTTTCCTAAATGATCAGCCGGCTTCTGCATCCAATCACCATGAATAGGACAAGTGATGCTTACCTTTTCTAGCATAGCCTTATATTCTACATTATCATAAGTATATTTGCCTTGATGTACTTCAACTGCTCTACTAACAAACTCGTCTTTGGTTAATCGCTTGCTCATCGGTGACTCCTCGTATAAAGTATTTATCACCGCCTGCGTGTTTTATATCAAAAGTTTGTTAAAGCCACCTCAATGCGAACCAACTTGCATCTCCTTCGTTAGCAAAATAATATGTCATTGTACCATAAGCGGCATCCCATACCCACGGTCTTTCGGTGTCTACGCAATCCTTAAAGGGAGCTTTAGTACCGATATTCTTTTCACACCAGTCAATAATAGGAATAACATCATCTACTGCTTTGATTGTTATCTGGGCAGATATCATAAACCACTTCCTCTACTAAGGGTTCGCCCCCTATTCCATATGTTACTCTGTATTCTTTGCCGGCATGTTCGTAGAAATAGGTATGAGTTCTTTGATTATTGGAATCAGAGTAATGTCCCACTAATTTAAGAACAATGAGCATTTGCTCTGCTTCTTCACCTACAAGTTCCCGCATTTCAGGACCATGTACCTGACGAATCCATTCTCGCAGTTTTTCAACAGGCCACTGCATACGTTCTTCGGTTTGTTTACGCATGGCTTCGATAATTTTAAGATATTTGTCAGTCATCCCCATTTCCACCAAGTTAACAGAGCGTCTTCCTCGTACTCAAAGTGCAGGTCGTAGCTATCTATGTTCTTTCCGATAGACCACGTGCCCTTACAGATTTCATTCAACCATTGCTGACTCAAATTAACCGAATTGGGATTGATCTTAATTTGAATCTTGTAGGTATGAATGATATCGTCATTCATATTTAAGTTTAAACCACATTTCATCTGCTTCTGTGAGGAACTTCAAGCGATACTTGAATGTCATTGACACGGGATCGTATGCTTCTTCTAAATCATACTTTCCCGGGAAGTGCGACTGCATTTGTTCCATAGCCCATCGGTATCGGTTAGTCTCCTCTGAGCCACTAGGCTCTCTAAACCAATTAACCCAATTAACCGGACCTACTTTGTTAAGAAGTTCCTCAGGAGTCACGATAAACTTGTATTTCACTTGCCCATTCGTGCGATGCTAAGAAACTCTGCTCTTGCTGCAGGATCAGTCTTGAATCCACCACCGAGCTTACAAGTCACAGTTGACGAACCAGTATCTTCAACACCGCGACTCTTAACGCAATAGTGCTGTGCATCAATCATAACTGCAACATTGTCAGTTTCAAGGATATAGCAAAGAGTGTGGAATACCTGCTCAGTTAGTCGCTCTTGAATCTGAGGACGCTTTGCAAAGTACTCAACGATACGATTGATCTTTGAGAGACCAAGAACCTTTTCGTTGGGAACATAAGCAACAGTAGCAAGACCGTCAATGATTACAAAATGATGTTCACAATTACTTTGTACATTCACGTTGCGTTCAACGACCATTTCATCATAGCCCATCTTGTTCGCAACAGTTGTACACTTGGGGAATGCTTCATAGTCAAGTCCCCAAAAGATTTCTCCTACATACATTTTAGCGACCCGCTTCGGGGTTTCCTCTAAGCTATCATCAGTTAGGTCAAGCCCGAGAGTCTCCATAATATCCTTAAACTTACGCTCAATGATTTCAATCTTATCAGTACGGCTCAGTCCATTGTCAACTGTCGGTGTTTCAACTCCCATCTTTACGAGATATTCGTGAACTTGTTGACCTAACGCCGGATCACACTTACTCTTATTAAAGCTCATTCTTATTCATCCTTCTTAAATGTTGTACTAGGTTGCCCTTATTAAACTCTCGGCGGCAACAGAGACAACAACTGTTGTGTCTCTCAAATCTTGCTCCGTTATTATTAAGTATAGCACTTTCGCTCATCTTTTGTCTAGTCTTTTGGGACTTTGGACCCTTATTAGCTTCGCTTATTATTTGTTTGGTTTCGAGCGAATGTGTTAGCCCTTGAGCAAAGGCGTTGCCTTTTATCTTTTCGGATTGGGCCTTCCTACCTTGATCATTGTCTTTGGTTTTACCTAGCCGCCGGCTGCGCTGCATATCAGAATAGTGCTTTTTAACATCTTCGGGACGATTTAATAAGGTAGTGCTTCGTTTCCGATTGGCTTCTGGACCGAGGTCCCCTCCGTAACCCCCTTTAGCAACGTTGTATCCATCTTTTCTGCTGTTGTATTTTTGAATAGTGGGTTCTTCTAACTCACTGATATAGTTCCGATCATCCGATTCTTCTAGTAGTTCAACCGCAAAACTATCCGCTCCGTATTTCTTTATCGCTCGGTGCAGGGGATATTCAGGATTTTCGGAATCTTTTACATGTTGAGACCATCGTTGCTCAATCTTCAGTTTAGTTATACCGATATATAGCTTGTTATTAACCGAATTGGTTATTTTGTATAGTTTATACATATCTCTCTCCAAAGCATCTATCGTTAATGCTCAACGGAAGCATATGCTTCAATGTTGTTACCGCCTGTAACAACATTATTTATCTTAGATATGTACTTTTATTCTTTAGTTTTGTCCTTCACCTGCCCGTTTGCTAGGATAAACTTATTGAGCAATCCGGTTGTGTTGTTGGTAAATGATACCTCAAGCGAGTCAGTCTTGGATTCTGCTAATACCAACAAACCTGCTCTTTCGCCGACAATCGGAAGCAGTTCCATCATTAATCGCATACAGGTAAAATCATCAGCAACATCATATAGATACTTCAACATAATATGCTGAACCTGTTCATCTATCGTATTGATATGCATCAATACTTCGCTTCACGAGTATGTTTTCTGTAGTCAGCACTGTCGCGCAGATACTTCTGACCCTTGCCTTCAAGAATGTCACAGATACGATCAATAGTGCCATCAGTCCAATCGCTGATGTTGCCCATATTAGGATGCGGCTTCTTCAACAATACATCTAGCTTAGCAATAGCATCATCAATAGACCAAGGGATATACATACGCTCATGGTCATTTGCAAATGTTTCGGGGAAGCTACGATACGCAGGGTATAGAACATTGCAACCGAGTGCATCAGCTTCACTTACAGTATTAGATACCCAATCTTGCAATGCACAGTTGAACACTACGCGACTGTTGTTGACAATCTCGTAATACTTGTTCTTGTCAAGATTATCATAGATGATTAACTTGCCATCTTCGACCATCTTGCGAGTGCGAGCCATGTAGCTATCGTTGTTGCTCTTTAGTTCACCGCCGCTGCAAACAACAAACTCAACATCCTTGCTAGGATAGCGTTCATGCCATACATCAATCAAGTCCATGTAGAAGTCAGGTTGCTTCTCTTGATCCCAACGGGCACTGAATACAACACGCAATCTACGTGAACTAAATGGAGTAATATAGTTGTCTACTCTTTCAGTCACTTCATCCTTACCGAATGCAAGACCTGAAATATTGTAGATAGGAACGTCCCATCCTGCAACCTTCATGTGTGCAACCATTTCTTCGTTAGTTGCGAGAACACCTGATACACTAGAGCATACCATCTGTTCATATGCTCTCATCCAGCGATCCATTCCCCACACATGAACAAAGTCATCGGGGTCAATTGTCTGTGCAAGGCAGCGCACAAAGATTTTCGGCTGCTTATCTTCGGGAAGCTGGTCAATGATATAGGGCAATGATTCAAAGCCCGGCTGGAACATATCTTCAAAGTAGATTACGTCTTCGCTCGTTACCTCACCTTGCTGCATCATCTTAACAAGGTTCATCATTTGACTCATGCCAAAGTATGAACGACCATGTGCATCAAGCACCTGACCAGTTACAATCTTTTGGCTATTATCAAGAGTCAGACCGGGGACATACACGACATCAATCCCGCGCCGATCAAAGACGCGCTTGTTCCACTCTGTAAGCTGTAGAGTGTACCTTGCGTTATAGGCTTCTAAGCCCATGTAGAATAGTTTTCTCATATGTCCCCGTTCTGTATTATATTAGCCTCGGCCCTGTTCCTTGAAACGAGCCAAGTCAATTTCCCACTGATTCTTCACTGGCTTGCCAATGACAAACTTCTGGAACTGACGATAAACATAGCTTCTGCTATTGTAAAGTTCGGCTTCGTCAAAACGATAACCGTAGTCACGGCAGAAGTTGCGATACTTGTCAAGGTCTTCAAAAATCTGATTGACCCGAGCGTTAGACTTAGTGGTATTCTTTGCCATTTTATTTTCCTTAAATGGTTAGTGATTGATAAGGTTTAGTTGTGTTGTAGTAAATTGTGGCACCGTTCTCACCATCTTCACTGACAGTGATTTCAATGTCACGGTTGGGGTAGCGACTTGCGATAAACTGATATAGATCATCACAAATCATTTCACAAGACTTATGATCAAGCTGCATCACTCCATCCTTAAAGCTATTCTCTAGCCATCGTTTGAACTGAATAAACTCAATGTCACGGTCATTGTGTGTTACCTGAATCGCCACCTTGAAATGAAAGATGTGACGATGCGGGTATCCTAGGAAACTAACGTCATATTCGTCGCCAGTTGCCAAGCTCTTGTCGGTGTCTGCACCGGGATACATGTGAATGCCTTCACGCTGAAACGTAACCCAAATCATACGCTTTGCAGCGTTATTGATTCTATTGCGAGTATCAGCCTGAGTCTGCAAGATATATGTTTCAATAGTCATTATGTTTTTACTTTATCACTTTGTTGTTATAAACGCAAATGTTTTGGTCAATCAAGAACTTCTGCCATTGCATCATCACTATCCTCAATGATTTCATCAATTTCAGGATCATCATTGACCGGTTCATCAATGCTAAACAACTGGTCAAACATAGTATGTGCGTTCATAGTTTTCTTGCCACTGAATCCTTGACCAGCCTTCATCTGCATCCAAAACTTGCTGTACTGATCAATCATTGCAAGACTCTTTTCACGATCCTTCAATGAGAAAATCTCATCAACAATGTCAGCAAAGTTAAGATGACCAAGAGGATCCATAACCATCTTTGGTTTGATTCCCTGTTCATATCTACGATTTGCTTCTTGGACAGCAGACATATGCTGATAGACATTGTGAGCCTGAATCAATGTATAGCTAAGAGTGTCCCAGCTAGTCTTTGTTTCCTTACCATGCTGACCAAGAAAGCCCTTACCACGATAGCAAAGGTCTTTCATGACCATTAGATCGGTAACTGGACTGTCAGTGAAGACTTTGTGAATATTATCAGCTAAGACACCATCACTGAACTTGCGGGTATCAGTTGAATACTTCTTAGCTTCCGCAGTCTTTTCCATTGCATAAGTCCACTTAGTGTCATGTTCAAACGTGTTATTGTTATAAGCAAGACCCTTAGCAGCAGCAAAGAACGGGCTAGCACAGTCAAATGTAATTTGGAACTTTGGATTATGATGCTTACGAACTGCTCTTTGAATATCGGTAAAGAGAACAGCATATTCCATGATACTAGTACCAAGACAGTGAATTAGATCATGCTTGCCTTCTTCAAGAAAGCCATCGTGAATGATGCCAACCAAACGCTTTAGCATCAAGTGAATGTCAATCTTATTCTGACCACCGAACGCCCAGCCATTGAATGCACGATCACCGTAGATGCTAGTATCGCAATACTTCTTCATTTCTTCATACCAGTCATCTGACTGCTTATGATTGCGACCCTGTAGTACGTTTAAGAACTTGCAGCGACCATCACGATTTTGGATGAAGTATTCGTTATTGATATGAGTAGCAGTAATTGCTTCTTGGATCGTGCTGATACCATGTGCAGATTTGCCAGTCTTCTTATCCTTAATGTGATAAGTTGTTAGTGACTGTGATGGAATATCAAGACACATGCCATAGTCCATGTACTCATCCATCCAAGTAAGAACTTGTTGACGCTTCTTCATTGCGCGGGGGCAGTTGGGGTCTTTCCAATCTGCGGGCCACTGACATTTAAGAATCTGGAACCCGCCCGAGTCTCCTAGCAGAAAAGTATTCTGTCTATCTCTCTTGCGGATGATAGATTCGTTATTGTCATCCTTAGTAATATCCAGATTCGCGTGACCCGCAGAATATAGTCCCCACTTGTACGTATACAATCCTTCCTTCTCATTAAGGAAGTTTAACTTCTCAACATCACCGTTGAAGGCCGCAGGGATTCTCGCTGGGTCAAAATAGTTTTCACCTTCACGCTGCTTGCCTAAGCCGGCAATGAAGAAAGACGAGACTGCTGGCAGAAACAACGCCCAATCTGGGTTATGTGCTGCGGAGAGATTAATTTGTTCCAATGTAGGATCCTATTTTACTAATGTTTGGACCATCTTTATTTTGTGGTCAAGGTTCTTTTTCTGTTCCACAAGATCAGCGATGGTAGGGTTAGACTTAGCCAGCCTTTCAAGTTCTGCTTCTTCATATTGCTTCTTGATAGCCCAAGAAAGTGCAGATTCAGCATCAGGAGTTAGACCAACACTAGCATGGCTAGTGTTAATCTGCATCCAGGTATAACCATCATAGACTTCCATAGATTGAGTGCTGGCGTTCCATCTAATGTTTCCAGCGCCCAGTCCTGAACTGTTGTTAATATATGTGGTCGCAGGCATTCCACCGTTGACCATCATATATCTACCAGAACCGTTGATAGTCTTAAGCATTACTTAGCCTGTGCGGGAAGCAAATAAGTCCAAGTAGCGAAACCGCTATCAACAACGATTTCAGCAGCGCCTGCATCAGCGAAGCGAACAGTCTTCTCACCCGGAAGATCCATGATTGCGAGAAAGACCTTGACAGGCCAGTTCCAAGGCTTGTTCAACGTACCACTTACACTCGGCTGGAAGACAAAGTTGCCTGAGTGAGTTGAGGGATCACCAAAGTAAATCTTAAGATCACCATTGTCAGTCTTAGTAGTGAAAGTGATTTCTTCGCTGTTAGCCTGAGCCTGCTTCTTAAGACGCTGAATACCATCAACAGTAGGAGTAAACTCTACGTCCCAAGTAGTACCACGAAACGAAACAGTCTTAACCTTGTCTTCAACAATGTTCTTAGCCATCAAGCGATAGTCGTTAACGAAGTCGCCCGTTGCAGTTTCAAAGTGAATAGCACTTGGAATCTGAGTTCCATCAACGTCCTTAGTAGTGACGTTGATGATAGCCTTATCATCGTACAAGTCATCAAAGCTAAGAATAGTCTTGAGCTTAGTCAAGTTAGGCATACCGAATACGCCCTTAAATTGAGAAATCGGAGCGTTAAGAACGCCAGTAACGACAACTGAGCGATCATCAGCATAAGCAGAAACCTTAGTTTCAGTATCAGTGCCATCAATCTTTACGAGGTCAACAACACCCAAACCCTGAGTGTGCTGAATTAAGTCCAATAGGTAGTCTTTCATTGTTTTTCCTTTATAAACTTGCAATAATTTCGGCGCGTCGGGCCCGACGCTTCCGGTCAGCCTCAGTTTCTGCGATGCGTTCCGCCATTTCAGCCTTGCTAACGTAATAGCTACGCATATCTAAATGACGCATAATCTCATCTAGGTCACTGCGAAGACACGCAATCTTTTCTTCGGTGTCGAACTTTTCAAAATCAATATTCATGTTTCATCCTTTATGATATTTAGGTTTGTATTGTGTGTATTATAGTGGAATACTTTGCAAAAGTCAATTAGTTGTTTATCCGAAACTAAACAAGTCATCAAATGTGCTATTAGTATTGGTATCGCTGCGAATGTCCCAGTCAAGAACGCCTAGCAAGTTGTCAATCTTCTCGTCAACTAGCTTGCGTTCCATGTCAAGATCATCAAAGGGAAGATCAAGGAACCATTGCGGAAGACGAAGTTCATCTGTTGGATATGCCACATTAGTAAAGCCCAGTGGATTATCCTTCAATGAGCAAACGATAACCTTCATGCCGTCTACAATCTTTTGACTATACTGGTCACCGTTCATCTTACGTAAATAGTTGTAGTTAATAGCTGCTCTTGCATGACCAACCGCACACTTACCAGTCTTTTCAAACTTGATAGTGTGATTAGTTAGATTGTTGACACTCTTAGGAGAACCCTTAGTCCAACTATCTTGCTCACTCAGCCACTTCTTGAATTCACGAATTTTAGCTACAACTTCCTCTCTAGTAGAACCACCTAGTACCATCTTAAGAACTTCCATTAGGAATTCTTGAACATACTTGGGAGTATCTGCTCTTTTAAGATCAAGACCCATAGCCTTGATCTTACCCATCTTGCCGTCAATATCTTGACGCTTGCCTTCTAAGTCAAAGATGTTGATTGCATACCGCTTCTTAGTGATAAAGAGGGTGCGATCACCGATAAGTTCACGCCCAGCTTTAATCACTTCGCCGTTCTTACGAGGGCAGTGAAATGCACGTTCCATGAAAGCAGGGAAGCTAGCATTAGTCAACTCTGCAATTTGATCGTACAAATCAATGCAAGTTTCCTTAGTCCATGTAAGTTCGCCTGAATCAATCTGATCCTTCAAGATCGGATATGCAGTGAAGTAGCAACTGTCAGTATCGCCATACACAATCGCATCACCGTCGTGTTGATACTTTTCTGCGATAGTTTCATTGATCTGGCTCATCATGTGCTTAACGACTTGACGACCACTCAACGTAACTGATTGACCAATACGCTTATCGTAGAATCTACAGTGTTCGTTTAGAAGTGCGCCATATGCTGAGTTAAGCAAAATCTTACGGACTAGCTGTCGCTTGTCGTAATACTCAAACATATCAGTGCCATACGCAGCCTTTGCTTCTTTCTGAATACTCTTACGTTCTGAATACCAGCGACTCAATAGACCTGGAATGATGCCTTCTTGTTCATAAGTGAAGATGGTGCCGTTCGCAGATAGAATCCACGGGCGACTACTATCAAAGATCATCTTCCAAATCTCAGCAGCAGACATTTCTACACTGCGACCATCTTCATAGTCAACAGTGAGCATTGTCCCGCGCTCTTGGTTCATAATAGCAGTATATTCTAGCGATCCGAAGAGCCCTTCCCAAAGAATCGCTCCAGTAACTGCGTCAGCATCGTCTCCGTTCTTTTTCTTTCGCTTTTGTTTTGCGAGGGCGATGCTTTTTTCGTGCATGTATTGGTCTGTGAGGGTTTGTCGAACCTGTCCCACGATTGTTTCTGGGGCCATGTTGAGTGCCCGGATTGCTGAGGGGTAGAGACTGTTGATGTCAACTGCTCCGACCCATTCGTGAATCCCCTTCTTGGGAACAGCAACATAAGCTCCGGCAGCTTGTTGTCCTTCACCGTAACTATCCTGACGCTTTTTGTCAGGAACGATGAATCCTCGTTCATGTGCTTCATTATAAATTGCCATTTCAATCATTGCCACCGAACCCATCACCGTCGGCAGCAGTACGGTGTTTTCGTGAGCTAGCGCATTTGCTAGATCAAGAAACTTTAGCTTGTTGTGAATCTTGAACACCAGCATAGTATCCTGCCGGTTATACTCTACGAACTTCTTGAAGTCCTTGTTGTAAAGCTGATCAAGCGATCCTTCATATGGAGTCTTACGTTCACCTAGTTCATACTCACCGATTGCGTCTAGTGAATAGCTATGGCGAGATTCGTAGTTGTACTTCTTGTAGAGTTGCAGATAGTCCATATGAATACGACCAACAAAGTCGTAAGTCTGCTCTTCCTTACCAAAGCGTTCATAAGTACGAGGCTTAGGCATCTGACCAAGCAGACAGAACTTGCGAGTATCGTCCTTAGTCATGATTCGCTTAACGCGATTCACGCAATAGGGAACGTCATACCCTTCTGAGTTCCAACCAGTAACAACGTCTGCATCCTCAATTAGATCAAAGAACGTCTCAAACATTTCAATTTCAGAGCGAAACAGAAAACAGTTTGGAAAGTCCTTAGTCAATTCCTGTGCAGTCTCATCGGTCATATGCTTCGGAGGAATGACTAGCGTAACAAGTTGCTCAAGCCAATCCAGATAACAAGTGATTGCTGTTACTGAGTTGAATGGATCACTGGTTGGACTATAACCCTTCTCCGGGTCAAAGTCCACTTCAATATCGAAGAAGCAAGTGTGCAGTTTGGGAGGTTCAACCTTAAGATAGTTGTCAGACAAACATCTGAATACTACGTTAACATCGCTTTCAAACAACCTCTTGCCGCGATGGATCCTCTTCTCCTTCTCAAACTCTTGTTTCTTACGAGTAGAGAAACGAGATACATTATCTCCATAGATAGAGCGATACTTACCCTTCGGGTCTTCGTGATAGAAAACATAGTTCGTACTATATTCTCTATAGGCGCGTTTACCCTCGGGAGTACGCTCTACTACGTAGATTTTATCTGCATTGGAATCTAGGACAGCATCAACGTATGACATCAGTTAGTCTTACCAACGGTCTCCAGGATGTTGTTGAGTTCTTCGTTTTCTTCATTCGTCTCATTGAGACGCTGCTTGTAAGCAATCTTGATAGCCTTCTTAAGAATCGAGGGCTTGACTTCAAGTTCTTCTGCAATTGCCTTAACAGTATCGTTAAGACCTTCGTTGAGAGTTTCGACTTCTTGAATAACCGAGATACCCTCGTTGATGAGCTGGGTCAACTTGACCTTAGCTTCTTGATTAAATGTACGTGACATGTTTTCTCCTTCTAGTCTAGTTATTATAACAGACTACGCAGAGAATTCAACTATATTGGTAACCGTTATTGAAAGATATAGTGATGCTTTTCGCCGTAAATCTTAATATATTTCCCAGCAAGCATATCAGCCATTGCTTCTATAGGTGAGCCAGGATAGCTATCACCTGGCTTGATCATGCCTAGTTCGCTTTGACGGCAGTGTACGATTTCGTGAAATACTGTGCGAAGGATATCTACAAGATTGCGATTCTTTGCATATACCCAGATAGTAGGATCACCCTCAATATGACGACCAGTGTGATGATTGTCTTGGGCATCCTTAGTG